TCTTAGAGAGCTTGATCGGATCGGGCTCCAAGCCTTCCAGGAAGGCGAAAAAGGTGACGGTCTACGCCTCATACCGTGGGGGCAGGGCTATCGTGACATGGCTCCGGCCCTCGACGCGCTGGAATTTGCGATAATCGAACGAAAGCTCGAGCATCCCTCCAGTCCAGTACTCAACTGGAACATGGCGAACGCGGTCGCGACAATGGATCCGGCCGGCAATCGCAAGATCGACAAGAACAAAGCTCGGTTCAGGATCGACGGCGCCGTGACGCTGGCGATGCTCTGCGGGATGAAATCTCGCGACCGTAAGGACGAACGGAAGCCTGAGTACCAGATGCTCGTACTCGGCTGAAAAGGACCCCCGATGAACAGGATGTATTCGGTCCTGACCGTGAAAGCGGTCGAGGAGGAACAGCGCACTATCCGCGGCGTGGCAACGACCCCCAATCCTGACCGGGTAGGGGACATAGTGGAACCCTTGGGCGTCCAGTTCAAGAACCCGATGCCACTCCTGCACCAACACGACCACGACAAGCCTGTCGGCACCGTCACCTTCGATAGACCCACCAAAGACGGGATCACCTTCGAAGCCCGCCTCCCGAAGATCAAAGAGCCGGGCCCGCTGCGCGATCGTGTCGAGACCGCATGGGGCGAAGTGAAGGCCGGCTTGGTTCGCGCCGTCTCCATCGGCTTCCGTGCTCTCGAATACTCCTTCCTTGATGAAGGCGGCATCCGCTTCAACAAGAGCGAGGTGCTTGAGCTGTCTCTCGTCTCGGTGCCAGCCAATGCCGACGCGGTGATCTCCACCATCAAGTCGATCGACGCCCCCCTGCTCGCCGCGACCGGCAAAGAGCCCAAGGCAGATGATCGGCCTGTCCGCCCGGGCGCTTCCGGAATAACCGTCAGATCCGTCAACTTGCGCCCAAAGGAGGGCACGAACATGAAAACCATCGCAGAACAGATTGCGGCATTGGAGGCCTCGCGTCAGTCCAAGTCCGCCCGCATGGCTGAAGTCATGCAGAAGTCCATGGACGAAGGCCGTTCGACCGATCAGGCCGAGCAGGAAGAGTTCGACACGCTGGAAGGCGAGGTCGTGGCCATCGACGGTGACCTGAAGCGCCTCCGTGCGCTGGAGAAGGCGCAGGCCCTCTCCGCAAAGCCGGTTGTGCATAACCAGATCAAGTCCTCAGACGAGGGGACGGCCGTCCGCTCGGGCATCACGCTCGCCAAGCCGGCGCCGGAGAAGGGCATTCGCTTCGCCCGTTATGCGAAGTGCCTGGCAATCTCCACCAAGACCCATCAGCCAATCGACCGTGTTGCGGAAGGCATCTACGGCAAGGCCGATCCGGATCTGGTTGACATCGTGAAGGCTGCTGTTTCGGCCATGACTTCGGCCAACACAGACGCGTTGATCGGCAACGAGGGCGGTTTCGCTGACTTCGTGGAGTTCCTCCGCCCGATGACCATCGTTGGCCGCTTCGGCACCGGTAATATCCCGGCGCTGACCCGTGTGCCTTTCCGCGTGCCGCTCATCTCTGAGACTTCGGAGACCGACGCTCAGTGGGTTGGCGAAGGCAAGGGTAAGCCGCTGACCAAGTTCACTGTTGGCCGCAATGAGATCAGCCCCCTCAAGATTGCGACCATTGCTGTGCAGACGATGGAGCTCATCCGCGACAGCTCGCCCTCTTCGGACGTGCTCCTGCGGAACTCCCTCGCTAAGGCTATCGCCAAGAGGTCCGATCTGTCGTTCATCGATCCGGCCTCTGCGGCTGTCGCAAACGTGCGCCCGGGTTCCATTCTCAACGGGGTGCCAGCGGTCACGAACAGCACGGCGACCGGTGCGGATGCCGTTCGTGAGGACGTGCAGGCCCTCATCGGTGCCTTTGTCGCGGCCAACAACCCGCTGCAGTCTGGCGTCTGGATCATGTCCGCCACCTATGCTCTGCGGCTCATGATGATGCTGAACCCGCTCGGTCAACGGGAATTCCCCGGCATCACCATGCAGGGCGGCACCTTCTTTGAGCTCCCCGTCATCGTGTCGAACTACCTGACCAACTACGTGGCGCTCGTGAATGCCGAGGACATTTACCTTGCCGATGAGGGTGGTGTGGACATCGCCATGTCGACGGAAGCCTCACTTGAGATGGTGGACAACCCAACGCAGGACTCAGGCGCTGCCGATCCTGTGGAGACGACCGTCGTGTCGATGTTCCAGACGAACAGCGTGGCCTTCCGGGCTGAGCGGACCATGAACTGGGCCCGCCGCCGTGCCAGCGCAGTATCCTGGATGGACAACATCACCTGGGGTGATCCTGTCGTCACGCCCTAAGGCCCGTGAGGGCTATTGATACAGCCGGTCCCGTCCGCGGGGCCGGTTTCCCCTGGTGGAGGCTGCCATGAAGAAGTCATCCTACATGACGCGGGCGATGCAGGCCCGGGATCCTCGTTATGCCCGTGTGCTGTCCAGTCTCGGCTATGAGCGCGCCGACTTGGTGGCGGACGATGCAGCGCCAATGAAGAAGAAAGCCGCGCACCCGCCGAAGCCTGCTCCTCAGGGCAATGCGCCTCAGAAGGCTGGAGCTGGTGAGGCCATGGCGGCCCTGCGTAAGCAGTATCAGGAAGTCATTGGCAAGAAGCCTTTCGCAGGCTGGGATACCGATACCCTCAAGGTCAAGATCGCGAAAGCGAAGGGCTAATCCATGCGCCTTCTCGGCCTGAATATTACCCGCGCCAAGGCGACGGACGAAAAAGCATTAGCGCCAGTCGCGCGGGGTCGGGGAGGCTGGTATCGCGTCCTTGAGGCTTTTGCTGGCGCCTGGCAACAGAACGTCGAAGTCCGCTATGACTCCGTACTGTCCAATCATGCCGATTTCGCCTGCAGGACACTGATCGCGTCTGACATCTCCAAGCTGCGGATCAAGCTTGTCCAGAAGGACAGCGACGGCATTTGGTCGGAGGTGACGAACCCCGCTTATTCCCCAGTCCTGCGCAAGCCGAACCATTTCCAGAACAGGATCCAGTTCATGGAGAGCTGGATCCTGTCGAAACTGCAGCGCGGTAACGCGCTCATCCTCAAACAGCGCGACGGCCGCGGCTTGGTCAAGGCGCTCTATGTGCTGGATTGGTCCCTCGTGACCCCGCTCGTGGCGGACGATGGCAGCGTTTTCTACCAACTCAACACCGACAACCTGGCTAGACTTCCGGAGACCGTCACGGTCCCGGCTCGTGAGGTCATTCACGACCGTTTCAACTGCTTCTTTCACCCGCTTGTTGGCCTCTCGCCCATCTTCGCCGGTGGACTGGCGGCCACTCATGGCCTCGCGATCCAGAACGACAGCACGCTCTTCTTCCAGAACGGGGCGCAGCCGGGAGGCGTTCTGAGTGCCCCGGGTGCGATCAGCGATGAGACTGCCAAGCGCCTAAAGGAGCATTGGGAAGCTAACTTCTCAGGCAAGAACTCGGGCAAGGTCGCGGTTCTGGGCGATGGACTGAAGTACGAGGCCATGAAAGCAAAGGCGGTCGACTCTCAGCTCATTGAGCAGCTGAAGTGGTCCGCCGAGGTCGTGTGCTCGACCTATCATGTGCCACCTTACAAAATCGGCGTGGGTACCATGCCGACCTACAACAACGTGCAGGCGCTCAACATCGAGTACTATTCGCAGTGCCTGCAAGTCTTGATCGAGGCGGCCGAACTCTGCCTCGATGAGGGACTCGGCATGGGCGAGAACATCGGCACGGAGTTCGATGTCGACAACCTCCTGCGGATGGACACCGCGGCGCTTATCAACGCCGAGAAGGAAGCCGTGGGTGCTGGCATCAAGTCCCCGAACGAAGCCCGCAGGCGGCTTGATCTGAAGCCGGTCGCGGGCGGCAACAGTCCGTACCTGCAGCAACAGAACTATAGCCTTGAGGCTCTGGCGCGGCGTGATGCGCAGGAGGATCCTTTTGGGATGGCGCCTGCAAGAGAGTTGGAAGCCCCGGCTAACGATAACGCGATGGAAGCCGAGGCCAGGGCCGCACTGGTCGAAATCTATAAGGGACTTCGCTGATGTTCGATGGAAAAGCCTTCGGCCAGGAGATCGTCGGCGT